CGCTGCCTCCTTGAGAGCTAAAAGGTTGCTCTCGCCAGCCCCTTAAAAGGGCTGGGCCCACCGGGTTTTGATGTTAACGGACCCGGGCCGTACAGTACGTTCCAAGTGCTTCCCTTGGATCGGCTTTTCGCCAACCTTTAGGAAGAACTTCATGAGAGCAGGGTAGCCCGATAAAGGGTCACTCTTCTCAGATACTCTGACAACCAAACTCCTAACTTCCGGAGCTTGAGTGTCTTTTGAGTATCTCATGAATGAATAAGCACTACGTGTGTTTATCCATCCTAGACATGAGGCTGTGTCCCGTACATAAGGCAATGGAAAGCCAGCGTGGCTCTCCACCAACTCACGTACGTAACGCGCTGTTCCCCACAAACCAACTGTAAACAGCTGGTTAGCAAGGGATACGAAGGACACAATCGCTGAAGCGTCCTGCAGACTACTGGGCGGCAAACAACGAACGTAAACAGGTGTTACGTTTACGCCGTTATAAGCGTCCATCCCGCAAGATTCTCTAAACTTTCCTGTAAAGAAAGTCTTGCGAGTGTTCACCTTAAGCCCAAAGGACTCAAGGAGTTCAATAGTCTTAGGCACCTCATCTACAGGGATAATGATATCATCCCCGTAAATGTACACGTCGCGGGATACTTTTAAGATATTCCGCTTCGTGGGACGCAAGCTAAGCCTTAGCAACCTTGCAGAGATACATAATGTGTAGAACATCATGCTCTCAATGGGGAAGCATAAGGCTGAACCCATAGACGCAAACTTGTACAATGGAACTATCGTCCCATCGGGCAAGCATGCACTGTGTGATCTACATGCAAAGATTGCGTTCCTTAGATCGGGAACACTTTCAAGCATGCGGTACACACAGTCCTTATGGACCCTATCGCTAGCATCGGACAAATCGATAGTGGCATACTTACCACTACGAGAAGACTCCAATGCTAACTTAGAATTGATCGACTGATCAGTGAAGTTTAGCTGACCAGCCGTGAGTCCGCTTCTCTCGAGGCTTTTAACAAGCTCCCGGAGAACGGATTGCTGTATGTATTGCATACATACTGGCTCAATTCCAATAACGCGAGGGCCTCTAAGGGTTTTAGGCACTGTGACGACTCGAGTTGGTCGTTCAGTTCCAGGTTCGCGGAACTCAACAGCTGCAAAGCCTTTTCCATCATCGCCATCTGGACGCGAATGTCCGTAGGCATCGAAGGGAAAGTATAATTGCAGTCTGTCGTGCCACTCGCGAAGATTGTATTTAGCGTTGCCAAATACTCTCTCTGCTGTAGCACCAGGACCGTGAGATGGTCTAAGATCTCTTTGCGTTGTCCTTTCAGACAGCGCGCCGAGCGTTTCAGACCATAGAACGTCGGACGTTTGTCCGAACATTGCCCATCCCACAGAAGGGATAGAGTCAATTGTCCTGCTGAGTTCAGACTCACACGTGACGTAGCCATTGAGTGTTTTCCTTATTCTAGAGTTGGAACAAGGAAGACCAATTTTCTTCCACATCAGGCATATCTGCCTAATGCAGAAAATTGAATCCTCCATCGCAACGTCACGTAGCTTACCATCCACAGGGTTAAACACCTGACTGAGCAAACCTCCTAGGAATAGGGGGAGCGCTCCACGCTTCTTAAAGCCTAAGAAGCATGTAGAGTCAACCGACCCTTGCGCTAGACATCTTTCGAAGTCCGTCGCAAAGGCTGGTAGGGTTATCGTAAGAAACGATAGCCCTTCATGTTTAATCCTCCGAGACATAGTTATCTTGTCTCGGTGGGTGTCGGTGCCACATCGTATGCTCACATCTGTGAGCACACAACCAAGGAGCGACATAAGGCTTTTCATTCTTCCTCCATAGAAGTATGGGGTTAGAAATCCATAGCTTTATGCCTGATCCACAATCTAATCAGGAAGCACACTGACATCTCTGTCAGTGTGCCACCTCTTGGAAGCTAAGCTGATAGCCTAGGAGCAAACGTTAGGCGCAAGCCTACACATCGCTCCAATCGCTACGTCCAGGAAACGATCATAGATCATTCCTGGGGCGCCAACCGTAAGCCAGCCAAGGCCAAGACCCGCAAGGATCATGGCTACAGCGTGCTTAATGTTGATCAACTTTCGCCTCCAAGGACCTTAAGTACGTTGGCAGACGATAACCACGCAGTAAGTCCCAGCACGTCGTCCTTCATCTGGGTGTTGGTAAACCCCGCAAGGGGCGTATCAATTACCAGGTAGTAGGACACCGTATTGGTGACATTCTGCGCAGGTATAAAGGGATCAGCAGAGACGGTCGTCCGATTAAGACGCACGACTCTACGATTCCTTTTGCCATTCTCTTGATGAGAGATAACCAGTTCATATTCCGCAACGTCTTCGCGGTATATTGACTTAAGTTCCTCTCTCGAGATAGCGGCGAGCGTCTGCGCAACCGCATTTACGGTCACGGTTTGTGGATCAGAAAACAAAGCATCGTTCCTTAGTGTTGGTAGGTTAGTGACGTAAGTCACGCTACCAGCGCCGGGATATTCCCAGTGCTGATAGTATCAATGCCTGTT